TCAAAGAGTTTCCAAACTCTATATTGTATAAGTTCTTCAAAACTAAAGAACAGGTAGAGACTTTTAAAAGTCAAAATTCACATTATATTTTCGAGTGATCTAATGATTGAAGTAGATGCCCTGGTTATTCAGGGCCCAACAACCTACTGTAAAGAGGTTACAGAATACTATAAAGACTACAAACAAATATGGTCAACGTGGAATTCTGAACCAAAAGAGAATCTGGATTATCTTCAGAGTTTATCAAATGTTTCTTTGGTAACTGATGATCTTCCAGTTCTTTCTATTAAGGAGAAGTCTGGATCAGGTCATGGTCCATGGTGTCTTGAGAGAGCACTGTATCAATGGACTTCTACACTTAATGGATTTGATTTTGCTAATCAGAAGGGGTATACTTTTTGCCCTAAGATAAGATCAGATTTTTTAATCGATCTTGATGCTGCTTTGGTGAAGTGTGATCCAGATGCATTCAATTCTCTTGGATGGCATAAAGGTAGTGTTGGGTATCTAGTTGATTATTTCTATCTTGCAAAAACTAAAGATATTATGTCTATGCTTGAATGTTGTATATCTATGAGAATTCCTGCTCATGCTGAGAATATAATGACTTATGCTTGGATTGAATGGTCTCAAAGAAGAAATTTAAAATATTGTTTAGATGAATATGTATATACTTACTCTTTAAAACATAAGTATACTACTGAATTATTCATGGGAGAAGTTGCAAAAGGTATTTGGATCGTTGATCACAATCAACATCATGATTCTAAAAACCATCTACATACTTTTACCAAGGATAATTTACCTGATAAGTATCCTTTAATTTATGGATGGGGACCTGGAGTATGAGAGACTACAAAAAAGAAATTGAATTTTTCCATAACAAGTTAGTCAATAATGAGAAGTTTGCTCTCGGTAAGTTTGCTGATGGAGAGTGGGGAGCAATAAAAGGAACACAGTTTCTTCCTGCTAATGGTGAATGGGCTGCTAATGGAGATCATCCTCTTTATGAAGTTGCTAGGAAAGAACTGGAAGATTCACTTTGTTTTCAGCATCCAGATTACTATGTTGCTATTTGTCCTTGTTATCAGGACACAATCACATTTTCTCAACAACCAGAAAGTAATATCACATATGCAAATATCTTTGTAAATTCAAACTATGAGTTCTATAAAGAGAAATATATTGAAGTATATAATGAGTATGATATACATCTCGTAACCCATAAAGATACGAATCTGGATAACCTCCCATTCAAGGTGGAAAAATTCTATCCAATCGAGTATAATGCATGGGTACTCAACCGAGATCTGCCTGATCAGATCTTGAATGAGAATCCTGAGGGTAAATTATTCCTCTTTGCTGCAGGGGCTTTCGCTAACATCCTTGCACATAAACTCTGGGATAAGAACAAGAACAACACCTATCTTGATGTTGGTTCTACTCTCAATCCTTGGACTCAAATTGAACGCTTGAAGCGTGAATACTACATGGGCAATAAAGAACTTGAGTGTCTTGTATGCCCCTGCCCAAACTACTCTCCTTCTAAACTATGATCTCGTTTAACAGTCTTGGAAATCTGGGACGGCTTGCTAATCAGATGTTCCAGTATGCATCTATCAAGGGTATTGCAAACAATTGTGGACTAGAGTTTTCTCTCCCTCCAGTTTCTTCATTTGGAACTAGAGATCCTATGGTAAAAAACTCTGATACAAATTTGTATGAGTGCTTTAAATTGCCTGAGTTTAAGCAAGGATTGTACGCACATCCTCAGTACGTTGAACAAAGTTTTGCATTCATCCCAGAACTCTTTGATAGTTGTCCAGATAATATTGATCTAGTTGGGTATTTTCAAACAGAAAAATACTTCAAACATATCGAAGATGAGATTCGTAAGGACTTTACTTTTATTGATGAAGTATCAGAACCTTGTAAGGATATTTGGAAGTCTATCTTTGGTGGTGCCGAAGTTCTTTCCCTTCATGTTCGTCGAGGTGATTATGTTGGTCACACTGCACATCCTGTTCAAAGCATGGAGTATTATAAAAAGGCACTTTCAAACTTTTTCCCAGATCAACCAGTGTTGGTTTGCTCTGATGATCCTGATTGGTGTAGGGGAGAGTTTAAAGAAGATCGTTTTATGATCTCTGATGGTGGTGATACTCGTGTCGATCTATGTCTGATGACTATGTGTAAATACCATATCATCGCCAACAGTTCTTACAGTTGGTGGGGAGCATGGCTTGCTAATAGTAAAAAAGTTATTGCTCCTGGAAAGTGGTTCACTGGAGAGCTCTCTCACAAAGACACCACTGATATCTATTGTCCTGGTTGGATCCTTATTTAATGTCTGAACTAACTGTTATACTTCCTTGTGCGGGAGAGGGAACTAGACTTTCTCTCCCATATCCAAAAGAAATTCACTCTATTGAAAAAAACAAATCCCTGATTGATTATAGTTTTGATTTATTTTCAAACTATGGTCGCAGGGATGTTGAGTTTGTAATTACTCTCAATGAAAATAAAACCGAACTGGTTAAGTATCTGAGTCGATATAAGTCCAGATACAATATCTCATTCACATTCTTTAATCCTGCCGAAACTGAGTACACAGGATCGATCAAGAGTGCTAGTCATTTATTTGGTGAAAAGAATCTTGTTCTTCTCCCAGATACTTTTATGAAGTTGAAATCCTCTCAAGATATTGTGAACCTTGTTCATGATAGTTTGAATGAAACTGGATTCACTTTTTTCTATAAGTATGAAAATGATCCTGATATGCTGAAGACTAAAGGTGCGCTGTGTATTACTGATGATCTTGTTCAGGAGTATGAAGACAAACCTCAAGAAGAACATTCTAGGTTTAATTCTTTCTGGACTGCATTTGCATTTAGAAAAAGAGTATTTACTCAATGCATTGAGTTTATGGAAAAATCAACATTGAGGCATCGTCTTCTTACAGGTGAAATTGAGTGTACTCCAATATATAAGTCGAAGGCAATTGAAGTAGATGAGTATGTTGACTTGGGAACGTGGTCTCAAATATATCAATTCACAAATGGATAAAAAAATAATCGTTGATTGTGATGGAGTTCTTCTAGATTGGGCATATGCATTCGATGTATGGATGGCTGAAAATGGGTTTGGAAGAATTGAAAATACTCAAAAGTATTATTCACAATCCAAGAGGTATGGAATACCTGAGACTCAAGCAATTCGACAGATTAAAAAGTTCAATGATTCTGGGTGTGTAGGATTTATTCCTGCATATAAGGATTCGGTGGAGTATGTAAATAGATTATATAATCTTGGATGGAGATTTGAGGTTATTAGTTCCCTGAATAAAGATAAGTATGCTCAAAAATTAAGACAGAATAATCTTGTACACCTCTTTGGAAATGTATTTGATTTTATTGACTGTAGTTTGGATCATACTTGCACTAAAGAAGATTATTTGCTGGATAGATATTCAGGAAAAGAACACTTTTGGATCGAGGATTCAGTAAATAATGCTATTGCTGGTAGCAATATTGGACTGACTAGTGTTATAATGGACCATGAGTATAACCAAGAATGGAATGGTCCTCGGGTAAAGAATTGGAAAGACGTTTATCAAATGATACCAAATGACTCCACATATTGAAGCACATGAAGGGGCATACCATGAGACGGTTCTCATGCCTGGAGATCCACTTAGAGCTAAGTGGATTGCAGAAGAATTTCTAGATGATTATGAAGTTGTGAATACCGTTCGCAACTGTTTAGGATATAGTGGAACCTATAAAGGGAAGGAAGTATCTGTTCAGGCAAGTGGTATGGGACAAGCAAGTCTTGGAATCTATGCACACGAACTCTATAATGTTTATAATGTTAAAAGAATTATTAGAGTTGGTAGTTGTGGAGGCATTGCTCCTAATTTAAAAATTGGAGATATTATTGTAGCAATGTCTGCTGCTACTGATAGTGCTATGACTGAAAACCTTATCCCTGGTTTCAAGTTATCTCCCTGCTGCGATTATAATCTTCTTAAAAACTATATGTCTCAGAATCCAATCGCTAAAGTTGGGCAGATGGTTTCTAATGATTACTTCTATCAACCAAACTCTGAATGGCATCATCCATTTGTGAAGATGGGAGTTCTTGCTGTGGATATGGAAACTCATGTTCTCTATAGTCTTGCAATGCGTTTCGCGGCACAGGCTTTGTCTGTGAACACTGTCTCTGATCACCTAATTAGTGGAGAAGAAATGACTTCTATAGAAAGAGAACAGGGATTAGTTTATATGGTTAAAAGTGTTTTGGAGAGTTTATGATTAATCTTTTTTATGAAGAGTCTTATTGGATGGGATCTAATAGGATGACTGGACCTCGTGCAGTAATTGGGAATCTTTTAAGAAGTCTAGAAGACCAGAATATTCCATATGCAAGGAATGAAGAAAAGTATGAAAATAATTTTATTATTCAATATGATAGAAATGGGTATATCAAGCACTCAACTTTAACTCTTGAAAATTGTGTTATTGGTCCTCAGATTTGGTTCTTTGATGATCATGTAAAAGAACTTCAACAAAATCCTGATAGATATAAATCTATTATTGTCCCATCGCAATGGACAAAGGATCTTGCTATAAACAAATTTGGATTTGAAAGAGTGGAAACATGGCCTGTAGGTATTCCACTTCCAGAAATTAAAAGGGATTCTGAAGTTCATCAGTTTGACTGTTTGATATATTCTAAACGTAGGACAGTACAAGAATTTGATGCAGTAGTGGATCTACTTCAGAAAAAGAATATGTCTTTCAGGACACTTGTATATGGAAACTATAATCAAGAAGAACTTGCTCTCATGTGTAGTCAGGCAAAATTCTGTTTTTTACTAAATGGAACAGAGAGTCAGGGTATCGCTGTTCAGGAGATTATGTCCCACAACGTTCCTATTTTTTCTTGGGATGTGTCTGAGTGGAATGATATGGGACCTAAGTATTCAATACCTGCAACCTCTATTCCATATTGGTCTGATGAATGTGGTGAAGTGTTTAGGTCTACTGATCCTTCTCTTGATCATATTTTTATGGAGGAGACATTTGATAAGTTCTGTAGTAAAATAGATACTTATAATCCTCGTAAATATGTTGAAGAAAATCTTTCTTATGAACAATCTGTAAAACGACTGCTGGAGATATTATGCTGATTACATTAGATGGTCTAGTCAAAAAATATAACATGAAGATTGTAGGAGCTCTTCATGTTGGTGCTCATTATGGTGAAGAAGTAAAAGATTATGTTGATCATGGAATCAAAAATCTTTGCTTCTTTGAACCTCTTTCAAATACTTTACAAATCTTGGAAGATACTCTTGCGGAATATGCTGATAGTGCAAACATTCAGATCTATCCATATGCTCTTGGAAATCATGATTGTGAAGTTGAGATGTTTGTAAGTGATCATGGTGGAATGTGTAGTTCCATCTTGAGACCTAAGATCGTTCTTGAACAGTATCCTGGAATTAAATTTCCTAGAAAGGAGAAAGTCAAGATGGTTCGTCTTGATGACTGTGAGGTAGATCCTGCAGACTATAACTTCATGAACATCGATGTTCAGGGGTATGAACTTGAGGTTTTGAAGGGTGCTGAAAACTTGTTAAATAACATTGATTATGTTTATACTGAAATCAATGTTGCTGAGGTCTATGCAAATGCTCCTCATGTCGATGAGCTAGATAAATTTTTATCAACATACGGATTCTCCAGAGTAGAGACTGATCTATCGGGAACAACTTGGGGAGACGCTTTCTATATTAAGGAGAAATGAAATGTCTAATTACAACGTATCAAAAACATGCCAGGTAAATGATCTGGATACTATTTTAACCAGGTATTTTGGTTATCCTTCTGAAGGATTCTTTGTTGAGGTTGGCGCTTTTGATGGAGAATCGTTTTCAAATACCTCTTGTCTTGCTGATCATGGTTGGGGTGGTATCTATGTCGAACCCGTAGAGGAACATTATGATGCTTGTTTGCGTCGTCATGAAAAGAATGAGGAGATTGCAGTTGTTCAGTGTGCTGTAGGTTCTGAAGATAAGACTATTGATCTTTATGTTGGTGGTCCGTTGACTACTTCTGACCCCGAACAAGTCAAACGATACTCTGAGATTGATTGGGCTCAGCACATTCCTTTCTCAAAGAGAGAGAAGATTGAGCAAGTAACTCTTGATAGTCTTCTTGATTACTTTGATATTGAACCTGGTCAGATTGATATCTTGACGGTTGATGTTGAAGGAAGAGAAGCAGATGTTTTTGAAGGATTTACTCTTAATGAGTGGAATCCTAAGATGATGATTGTGGAGTTAGAGGATGAGCATGAATCATTCCAAAAATATCCGGATCATGTTGCAGTTCATAAGGCACTTAGAGATAAAATTCTTGCTTCAGGGTATGTAGAAATTTACAAAGATCATATCAATACTATTTTTGTTCAGCAGCACTACCACGAGGATGTCCAAAAAGCTTGGGAGTCTCAAGAGAAAGTAGATCTACAAACATCATGAAAATATGTATCTTAACTATCGCTACAAATAAGTATATTCATTTTGTTCAGGAACTCTACGATAATATCGAAGAGTTTTTTCTCCCTGGACATGATAAAACTTGCCTCTTGTTCACTGATCATGAATTAGAAGAAGTGTCCGACAATGTTAGAGTTCATACGATTGATCATGAACCATGGCCAATGCCGACATTGAAAAGATACAACTACTTCATGAAAGAAAAGGATTTTATTCTTGAGCATGATTATTGTTTTTACTTTGATGTAGACATGGCGATCGACAATATCGTTGGTGATGAGATTCTTGGTGATCTTGTAGCAACAAATCATTTCTATCAGTCTCGTATGGATGATGCATCCAAGTCTTTTGATAGAAATTCTGAGTCTCTCGCTTATGTTTCTTATGGCGAAAAGGTAAGGTCTTATTATGCAGGGGGATTTAACGGTGGAAAGACTGAAGTCTTTATGACTATGGCTAAGACAATTGCTCATCGTGTTAATAGAGATCTTGAGAATGGAACCATTGCAACCTGGCATGATGAGTCTCATATGAATCGATATATGATCGACCATCCACCAACTCTACCTTTATCGTATGAGTATTGTTATCCTGAACCAGAGTTAGGTAGACATCCTAACGATAATCCAAAAATTATTGCATTGTTGAAAAATCATGGCGAACTTAGATCTTAGAGAAATCCCAGCAATTTATATCAATTTAGATTCTGATACCGAAAGAAATGAGAGAATGCAATCCATGCTCACGGAGTTTGGATTTAAGAATATCATTCGCTTATCTGCTACTAGAATGGATGATAGGTTAGCTGCGTGTTCTCAGTCGCATTACAATGCACTGAAAGAGGTAGATTCTCCCTTTATTGTATTCGAGGATGATTGTTTAATTAAGAACTTGAATCCTATAATAAATATCCCCGATGATTCGGATGCAGTTTATCTTGGTATCTCTTCATGGGGTAGACAAAATGGTCACTCTGGACCTTGTGTATTCTATGAAGAAGTGTTAGACTCTCCTGGTATACTGCGTGTGTACAATATGCTAGGAGCACATGCAATTTTATATCTGTCCAAAGAATATGTGAGTTTATGCTCTAAGATTTCTAATTGGTATTGTAGAGAAGCATATCATCAAGATATTGGATTTGCTGAAGTACAAAAGTATTACAATGTATATGCTTTTGATGATCCAATTTTTTATCAAACTAGTTCAAATGGAACTGATCAGAAGTTAAGTTCTTATCCTAGTATTGAATTTGTTCAGTACGACAAACGTTTTTGGAAACCCGTGGGAGTGTAAAATGCCGCATAGTTTAGTTACTGGAGGGGCAGGATTTATTGGATCAAATCTTGTAGATACCCTTTTAGAAAAAGGACATAGTGTAACTTGTGTCGATAATGAGCATTCTGATGCTCATGATGAATTTTATTGGAACCCCAAAGCATGGAATGTTAAGGGAGATATCCGAAACTATAATCTCATGAGAGAACTCATGGATGGGGTTGATTATGTTTTTCATTTGGCTGCAGAGGCACGTATTCAACCTGCTATCATAAATCCAATTGAAGCAGTAAGTATTAATTGTGTTGGTACTACTACTATTCTTCAAACTGCAAGAGAAGCAGGTGTTAAAAGAGTAATGTATTCTTCCACGTCTTCTGGATATGGTATGAATACTCCTCCTAATGTTGAGACACAGATAGATGATTGTTTGAATCCTTATTCAGTTTCAAAGGTTACTGGAGAAAAGTTGTGTAAGATGTATACAGACTTGTATGGTCTTCCTACAGTTGCTTTTCGGTACTTCAATGTATATGGTGAAAGACAACCTCTAAGGGGTCAGTATGCCCCTGTAATAGGCATCTTCTTACGCCAGAAAGCAGCAGGAGAAAAACTAACTATTGTTGGTGATGGAGAGCAGCGTAGAGACTTTACGCATGTTAGTGATGTCGTTCAGGCAAACTTCCTTGCCGCAACTACTGAGGTAGACTCTGAGGCATTTGGTGAGGTTTACAATATTGGTACAGGAGTTAATTATTCTGTTAATGAAATTGCAAAAATTATTGATTGTCCCACCACTAATATTGCTCCTCGTCCTGGTGAAGCTAGGATAAGTCTTGCTAACAATCAAAAGATGCGTAATACTTTTGGTTGGGCTCCTATTGTTAAACTAGAAGAATGGATTGGAACATATGGACAAAAACAAATCTGCGTTTAAGTTAGACGGTTTCGGTCCTGTATACTGTATTAATCTTGATGGTCAACCAGAGAGATGGGAATACATGGAGAAACAGTTTAACTATTGGGAAGTTAAAAACTATGAACGCATCTCTGCATATGATGGTAGAGATGATGACCTGAGTGATATAATCTACGGAAGATATCCTGAAATGGTATCTTCTGGAGAGATCGGATGTATTACATCTCACTTGAAAGCTATTAAGCATTGGTATGAAACATCCGATTCTCCTTACGCGGTCATCATGGAAGATGACTGTAAATTAGATCTTGTGAAGTATTGGAACTTTACATGGAGAGACTTCTATAGTAAAGTCCCTTATGATTGGGACGTTATTCAACTCGCAATCATTTCTACTGGTGATATTCATGTCGGTCTTCACAAAAGATTTGTAAATGATTTCTCCACTGCCTGTTACATTATTAATAGGCATCATGCAGAGAAGATTCTTAGACTTCACTGTAAGAAGGGTAAGTATAAATTAGACAATGGAGTCAAACCACGTCCAGTTGCCGATGATATGATTTACAATTCAGGAAATACATTCAGTATTCCTATTCTTTTGTATCATATTCCACTTGGTTCTTCTATTCATCCAGATCATATTGACGCATTTCATAAGAATAGTCATGATGGTATCTGGAACTTCTGGAGTCAAAATGGTGCGAGCCTTGACTTAACTGCTCTGATGAACTACAATCCTTATGTTGGTCGGGTGTCCGAACCCACCCCACCAAAGCAGAGCTCCTAAACTTTGCTAAATAATAAACCTTTTGCTTTGCAATAGGTATATTTAACTACGGGACTGTCGGGTCCCTATCCATCTGCGGGTATTCATTCCGCAAGTAACTAAAGGTAATTCAAATGATTAAATCTGTATTCGCAGCATCCGCTGCTCTTTTCGCTTCTGCTGGCGCTGCCCTTGCAGGTCCCTATGTTAATGTCGAAGCCAATGCTGGTTGGACCGGATCTGAGTATGGCGGAGCCGCCACAGATCTGCACGTAGGTTATGAAGGTGCTCTGGGTGAGTCCTCTTCGTACTACGTCCAAGGAGGCGCTACTGTGTTGACTCCTGACGGTGGCGACAGCGATACCGTTCCTTCTGGTAAAGCAGGTCTTGGACTCGCCGTAACTGACGCTCTGGGCGCATACGGTGAAGTCTCCTTCGTTGGTAGTGGTGACGAGGACATCGATCGCGGCTATGGTGCTAAACTGGGTGTGAAGTACAGCTTCTGATATTCAATATAGACACGTAAATATCTAGATGTTATACTGGGGGTGCGACGGCATCCCCATTTTTTATGAAAAATTATTTTATAAAACTCATTACCCATCCTGCCTTCCACTATAATCTGATTACTATCTCATTACTTGTTCTTATAGGGATGCTTCATAACCATGCTCACTACTCTATGGAAGTAGATCCTGACTCGTATGTCCTGCAGTGGTGCAGTAAGCATCCAAAGAAATGCACTTACAACCGTGACTGGTAGGTGTTGACGAAACTTTATATTTCCTATATAATATGTAAAGAAACATTACGGAGTGTATCGTGACTGTAACAACCAATGATCGTGGACAACAGAATCTGTTCGCTAAAGAACCAACGATGTATGTCTCACAGACCGACGCAGAGCGTTATGGTTATGAATCCTACGCTGAAAAGGCAGAGAAACTAAATGGACGCACTGCTATGCTTGGATTTGTTGCTGCTGTTATTTCTTATACTACTTCCGGTAGTGTATTTTTCTTTGGTGTCTTCGGATTCTGATGACTGAGATTATTTTCACCGTTACGACGGTTGCTTTTTTCTGTCTGCTCGGTTATACTGTGGAACAACTTTCAGAAACCTACTGATGGAACCCTCTTTACTTGAAATTCTGACGTATTATGTGATTGGAGGAGCCCTGCTTATCGGTGCTCCAGGGGTATTTTTCTTTATTGCCTTTATGCCTGCCTTGCAGAATACTAAAGGACGAATGGTTGGTTACGGTGATCACAAACAGTATGGTGATATTTCATCTTACGAGAACTCACCAACAGATCAAAGTAAATTCTACCTAACACTAGGAGAATAGATAGGGGAATAGTTATAAGCAATATGTCTAATCCCAATCAACTCTATGAAGACATGGAGAAACTGAATGCCCTATACGAAGAACTCTGCTGGGCACATGATGATGAACTAGTATTCACTCATGAAAATGGTAGAGTCATTATTTACAACAAAACACAGGAACTAGAACAATGAACGAAAACGCAGAACGCATCAATGGTTGGGCAGCAATGATCGGAGTCATTGCCGCAATGGGTAGTTATGCAACAACAGGACAAATCATCCCAGGTATCTGGTGATGGGATTTATAGTAGCAGCATTGCTGATGCTAATTCCTATTGGAGCAGCAGCGAGAGAACTATGAATTTAGAATGGGCACAAACAGTTATTTTTCTATTGACGCCATTCTTTTTTATGCTATTATTAGTAGATACAAATGAAGATGATGATGGACCACCAGATGGGGGATTGATGACTCCGGTAGCAAATCCCGTATAGTAATGATAATATAAATATTATCATCTCATAATCCATCTGAGAACAGCCAAGAGAGATTCATTGATCATTTCATTACATTATTATGGTGAATCTCTTGTTGGATAAATCCCTACTAGCATGGCGCTCACCAGAAATGAGTTAATCAAGGTCGTTGTTGCAGACGCAATGGTAAACTGTGAATCTCCTGATTACTCCGAAAAACTTAAGAAGATGTATCATAAATGGGAACACGCTTCCAGTGAAGATCTTTGTACCGAATACAACAGAATACTAAAGTGTAATCTATCTGTGGATATACTTAATCCATAAATATCTAAGCGTTACTCTTTACTTATGGATAATCCAAAGAAAGAGGAAACCAAAAAGGAAAACAAATTTGAGTGGGCTGATGAAGGGGTATCTACCCTGGTGAGAGTTATTATTTTGGGTTGGTCAGCAGCAATTCTGACCCTTAATTATGTAACTGTTCCTGGTATTCCTCAAAAAAATATTGATCCAACTTTTATCGCCAGTGTATTCACTGGAACCTTGGCTACTTTCGGGGTTATGCCTTCTAAGAAGAAGGACGAAAAAGAGGATAAACCAAAGATTCAATGTACAAAAGAAAAAGTTGATGATTAGTTAAAAACTAATTGTGCAAAGAACCACTCTTAGGAGTGGTTTTTTTTTGACTAAGTTAGGAAGTCATAACAAATTTTTGCTATAATGAAAATTTGCTTAGTAGTGCTATCATAGATAATGTAGTTGAATAACTCTATATGAAATTTGTATTTGCGTTTCTAGCAACGTTATTTCTCGCTGCTCCTGCATGGGCAGTAGATGTATCAATGGGTGCTAATGGCAACCTAGCATTCTCCCCGAATGAGATCACAATCTCTGCTGGTGATACAGTTCACTTCATCAATGAATCACTACCTCCTCATAATATTATTGTAGAAGGTCGTGCAGATCTTTCTAGAGAAGCATTACTGTTTGCTCCTGGTGAGTCACAAGATGTTGTATTTGCGGACAAAGGAGACTATAATTTCTTTTGTGGTCCTCATCAGGGCGCAGGTATGACTGGCGTAGTTCATGTTGAGTAATGATTACATAACCAAAGAACAAGCACAGGAGATGATTGACGATGCAATACGAAAGCATAATCGTAACGCTGGAATTATCAGTATGTGTGTTGGTTGGGTTGTTCTCGCACTTTTTGCTGAGGGTTTACTTCGACTCATCGGAGTTATAGATCCTATATTTCCATGGTTGAAGATAACGTTATGATGAGTGGTTTATTTGTTTTTGGATTTGTTACACTGATGGTTATTACCATGGAAACAACATGGTCTGTAAAAAATAAAGGAAAATTAAAATGAAAGTTGGATTGATTGGTTTAGGTCGTACTGGTGAAGGTATGGCTCGTCGTATGATCGAAAAAGGAATTGAAGTCTGGGGTTACAGTAGTACTAACTACGAGAATGCCTGTGGACAGTATGAAGCGGGATATATTAGTGGGTGTGTAACTTCACTAGAGTATCTTGTTCAAGCAGTTAAATCTGATGCTAAGAAGTTTACTAGTGCAGGAAGAATTCCTGGTATCTTTCAGATTACACTCCCAGAGGAAAAGGCAGAAGACATTCTTGATGAATTGCTACCTTTACTTGAGGAGGGTGATATTATTATTGATCACAGTACCACAGACATAGGAAAATGTCAGGAATTGGAACTGTACTGTTCTAAGCTAGGTATCTTATATATTTTCTCTGGGGTATATGGAGCACATGTTGCTATTGATGCTTGTTCTAAAATTTTCCAATCACTATCACCAGGTAATGTTATCTAATGCCACATGAATTCGATCCATGCGAAGCACCTGTAGAAGGTGAAGTTGATAAATGGGGGTTTACAATTAAACCATCTATTAGTAATGATGAATTGATTCTTAGATGTTTAAGAAACGCTCCATGTGGATCTGATAGGAAACAAGCAATGAAACTAATTAAAATTTACGAGGATAAAGTTCGAGTAGAACAATTGGTTAAACTTTACGAGGATAAAATTAAATGACTTTAGCACATGTCCTACTTTTCGGATCACTACCCTTTGTATGTGCCACCATTTATTTCGGGCTACGAAAAGGTGAAAATAACTATTATGAAACCGACGCCTACTCAGGAAATGGAACAGCGCATTAGAATGAGATTTGCTTTTGCAATGTCCTCATTTGGTAGAATGTTTTTACCTCATGGCATAACACCAGAAATGAGAGAATTATGTAATGAATGGTCTAGAATTGAAGAGCAACCACCTCAAGGTGATTTGTATCAGGTTGATAGATACTTTATAAAATTATGGAAGAATCGAAATGAACTTTAAGAAAAAAAATAAATATACCAGTGAGGTATATTCATGAAAGTAATTGTTGAAGGAAAAGTAAAAACAGTATATCAAGGTGACGATGCTGATCGTGTTATTATTGAGTATCACGATAAGGTAACAGCTGGTAACGGTGAGATGGTTGATCATCCTTTAGGAAAAGGATCCCTCTGCTGTAGTATCTCATCTATTATTTTCGAGAAACTTTCTAAAGAACTTATCCCCAATCACTACATTAATATGGTTGGTGCGAACAAGATGGTATGTAGGAAGGTAGACATCGTTCCCCTAGAAGTTATCTGTCGCAACCGTGCTGCTGGATCTATTGTTAGAGAGACAACTCTTCAGGAAGGTGCGCCACTACCACATCCTATTGTTGAATTCTTCCTGAAGGATGATAGTAAGCATGATCCTTTGCTTACACCTGATCGTGTAAAATTAATGGGATATAATCCAGAACCTTTTATTGAGATGACTCTACAGATTAATGATTACCTCCGTCAGATGTTCTACATCATGGGTATCGATCTTGTAGATTTTAAAGTTGAGTATGGTTACGATGCTCACGGTGATTTGTATCTTGCCGATGAAATCAGTCCTGATAGTATGAGGCTCTGGAAGATTGGTAGTGATGAAAGATTTGATAAGGATCTATTTAGAAACGATGAAGGTGATATTGTACCTGCCTATCGTCAGATTCTTGACCGACTACAACCACTTGCTATTCAATGAAGAAACTGTTTATAGTCAGTATCGGTGATAATGAATGTGTTAGTCATGATGGTTATATTCAAATGGGTGTTTTCGATCATTCGGTAGAGAAGCACCTTAAATTAAATCCCTTGATTGAATGGCAGGTAACATACTGGATGCCTGACCCATTCTGTATTAGATACCCACGACCAAACTATCAACATACTATGAAGAAAAACGAAGGTTCTCCTAGGACTGATAATGCTTCTGATAGTCGTCCTAGAGACTTCCCAGACCAAGCAGAAACTAGATTGAATAGAACATTATGAAACATCATATTCCTGACATCATTACAAAGAACTGCTTTGATTGTTTCAAGAGTTTGAATGCTGCTGAGAGAGCAGTTGTTATGTATGGTGATGAAGCATATCGTGAGTCACTAGACCTTGAGAACGATGACGCTCCCTGTTGGAAGATACCAAGTAAGGAATCCACAACATTTGTTGGTTGGAATCCTATGTGTATCCCAACGATTGATTATATAGTATGGAAGCTAGAACGTCGCGAGAAAATCGCTAAGGGAGAAATTCACTAAATGAACTTTGATCTAACCATGGAGGATTATACTATTATCCTCAATGCACTTCACTATTATAAGAAAGTGGAGAAACGTGGACAGTTTCAACAGTATGATGATGTAAAGATTAACCTTTTAAGAGACAAGTTAGCTTATCAATTAGTTCCATCTTTCAGGAGTAATCCTAATGATGAAAACACAACTACTTAATTTTCAATAATGTTACAGTTTGCTAGGTTTTGTGGGGTTGTATTAAACAACCCATACGGAATAGGATTCCTCTCAACTATTTTAGTATTTGTTCCTATCATAGGAATGTGGGCAGTTCATAAATATGGTTGGGAGCACTGGGAACCTTTTACGAGGAAACACTAATGAATCCAATTGTTTTGATTGGGTGTTTTACACCTCTTGCTATTATCTTTATTGTAATGAAACTTGCTGTGTGGGTATCTGCAGTTAATTCAGAAAACTCTTATGTCGGAAAAGAACCTCTACGAAAACGAGGACCGTTTGTGGCAGATGCATATGCAGACGTTGATGAGAAGGAAGAGGAATATGGAAATCGCACAGACTATAGATAATTCACTCCACCAATACTATGTTGTGGAGCAAGGAAAACCTGTCCCCAATTGGAGATATGTGAAAGATCAAGATTGGTGGATAGAATATTTAAAAGATTTAGGAATTGATCCGAGGAACCCATGAATTTATTATTACGTCCTTTAGATAATCCAGGTGATCCTGTGTGGTCAGTAATTATCTTAGTGATACTTGCAGTTGTAGGTGCATTGTTTGTAATTATATACATACTAAGAGAAGCATTTGCGGAGTTAGAAAATGGGAGCCATGACCCCCCCGAGCAGAAAGAGTTGTTACAACTTCCGAGTGACGGAGATCAATCGTGTACTTGATGGTGATACTATTGACGTTACTATCGACCTCGGGTTTGATCTATACAAGAAAGAAAGAGTTAGAGTTGCAGGAGTTGATACGCCAGAGAAAAGAACGAGAAATCTTGAGGAGAAGGCTCTGGGACTAGATGCTACCAACTGGATGAAAGAAAAACTAGAAGGTGCTATTGCTGGTGACGATGAACTCTCCGTTAGAACTGAATTGGTTGGCGGTATGGGTAAGTACGGTCGCCTTCTTGGTTGGTTATATATTGGAGACGCAGAAGTATCATTGAACGAGCAAATGATTACTGAAGGATATGCTCATGCCTATGATGGAGGCACTAAAGACATGAACTTAGAAAAACTAAGAGAGATTCGTCGTCTTCATGGAACACTTGTATGATGAGTTTTTACTTAACAGTCTCGATTGTTATTCTTTTCATTGCTTATGCAGGAATTGAAGAAACAATGAGACTGTTTCGCTATTTCGATCTTCAATTCCGATATGTTATTATCAAAGTTCGTATAGGATTTATGCGTAGAAAACTTAAAAAACAATTGATGGTTAGTAGAGAAAAATTTTTAATTGAAAGAAAAGAATGAAAGTATTAAGTATAGATTTAGATTATGCAATGGGAGCATACATTGAATGTCAATCAAGTTATGTTATCAATCAATATGAAGAATGGAATAGTAATCCGTTCACTTCATGGCAGATGATGAGAGATCTTTCTGATCTTGATTTTGATTCTCTAGAGATTGATCTTGATGGAATTGAATATATGTGGGCTGCTTTTGCTAAAGCATTACGGAATTGTAAAAATGTAGATTTTGCATATGATCATGATGCAATTTTGTATCGTTTAGAAAAAGACGATGCGACAGACTTAGAGATTATTAATATTGATCATCATGGAGACTTTTCAAACTTAAGCGAGTTCCTTTGTTATTCTAAAAATGATGAAGATGAAGATGATGAAGAGAGTGTTGATGATGATAGTTTCGCTAGAGAAAAGGAATATGAATTCATAGAAAAATTTGATCATGTGATGGAAGGTAATTGGATTGCATGGTTAAATATTCATAATAAATTAAAAAGTTATACTACTATAACTGAGGATAGAGAACTTCAAGCAGACTTTGGATCATTTGAACGTAACAATATTAAGGCATACCAAGGAGCATACTCTAGAAAAAACTATACGATTGAAGATTACAATTTTGATTATGTTTTTGTTTGTTTATCTCCAACTTATATTCCACCACAAAATTGGAAATATTTTAAATTTTTTATTGATTCTTATGAAAGGTTAACTGGAAACAAAGCAAATATTATTGATAAAAAATATGAAATGACTGCTAGGTATAAATCTTTGAATAAATATCTGGGCTTACCCGTGTAGGTAAAAAATGCAAAAACTAATTAACGTATTAGCAGTTTTATCTTTTCTAGGCACCGCGAGCATTGTTGGTGCTAGTTCTTATGTGTATCTTAATAAGGATGCTCTGATTGATTCTGCTAAGGAAGAGGCAACAAAAGCAGCAACTGCTGCTGTAATGCAGGCTATTCCTGGAATGTTAGATTCCGCTATGCCTGAAATTCCAGAAGTTCCATCTGCTACTGGCGGAGCAATTCCTTTCTGATCATGAAATTATTCCAGAATAAAAAAGAGCAACCTCAGGAGGTAACACCCGTGGAAAATAAAAAATCTATGAAATGGTTTGTTTATGCTGTTGGAACTATTGTAGGTATTGCTCATATTGGTGTTCTGGGACATTTAATTAAACCAACAGAACCTTCAGTTCAACAACCTCCTACTCTTAATATTCCTCAGGGACCTTACTCTTCTTATAGGATTAAGGCAGGTAAGGATGGTTATGAGATTGAATTCCGTGCTGATGATCCTAAGGTTTTAGAATCACAAAGGTCACTATCCACGGATAGCAATAAGAAAGGATTTTTCGGTGGTGGTACTAAAAGTCACCGCGAGTGGCGTCGTGATCAGTTCACCCGTGAGGGTACTCGCAACCTAGGAGGTGCAACAGGTGAAGAGGGAAAGTTGAGTGCAAAAGAAGCAGAGTGTTTAGTGGCGGACGCTGGAGCACGATCACAAGGTGCAATGGCGGGTAGTGCTATTACTGCTGGTGTAGTAGTTCCTGCTGTGATGAACATTCCTTATATTGGATGGTTGGCTGCTGGATGGGCAACACTACTAGGACAACAGGCAGGGTCTTCACTTGGTTCGCAAGTTGGTACGGTATTTAATGACTGTTGATTACTTCATATTTTGTGTTATAATAAATAATAATATTAGAAATCTAGGGTAGTAATATAGTGGCACTTAGAAAACCATCTAATTTTTTTGAAGACAATAATAAAAGTGAAGTGAGTGAAAGTATTAAAGGTACAGAATCCTTTGATACTTTTCAAACATACAAGAAAAATGTAGAGAAGTTTGATGCTATTTCAAAGTTCTCTGGATCCTTGGAAGATTATAATGAGAATGTTGAGAAAGTAAACTATCTTTCTCAGCAACTTCTTGGTGTTCAGGAAGAAATTAAAACTCTTCTAACTCAAGAAGACCTAGATCGTGCTATGATGTCGCAATTACTTGTGGTTGAAGAAACCGCAAAAGACATTCAGAGTAGAGTGAAGACAATTAATAATGAAAGACTTGTAGATATAAAGGAAAATGTTAAGGAACTGACTGAGCAAGTTAATCAGTTTATTTCTATTGATGTACCAAAATATAAAAGCTTAGTAATTAATTCTGAGAATAGATCGTACTCTAGATACGATGAATTTGAGGAAAGAATTTCTGAATCTATTAATGATATTGATAGTAGTGTCGAACAAAAGTATGTAGAAATAGATGGTAGACTTAATAATTTTAAAACTAGTGTAGAAGAAAACTTAAGTTCTATTAAAGTAGATGTAAGTAAAGAAGTTACTACTGCTTTAGAATCTATTGAAAGTGTAAACAAAAACACTATTAATGTAGTCAAAGCAGAGTTTAAAGAAACTGAAGTAAGAACAGAAGAAAAAATTAATGAAGTAATTGATTCTTACAAAAAAGATATTGAAGATCTTAATGCAAAGGTAAAACTGTTTACTGAAACAGAGATACCAAAGTATAGTAATCTTTTAATTGAAACTAAACTTAAATCTGAGAAAGAAGTAAAGGATTTAGAAGAAGAAGTCCTTTCTAAAGTTAATATATTATCGGAAAAGGTTCAATTTATTTCTGAAGGTATTCCAGAAAAAACTTCAGAAAAAATACAAGAACTTAAAGCTGTAACTGACGAATATAAAGAAGAGATAGATTCTATTTCTAAAAAATATCAATCTCTATATAAAGATTTCAAAGAAAGAGAAGTTAGTGAAAACAAAAAACTAGAAACATATTCTAAAGATATTGAAAAATATCATAAGAGATTTAATTTTTTAGAAGAAACAGTCGCTGAAGATCTTGAGGAAATTCAAAATGTTCTAGCAGCATCCAATAAAAGTTATCATGCTAGTTTAGAAACTGAATCAGTAAAGTTCAGAGATAAAATTTCCGAACAGATGAAAGGTCTTGAAGTAGATCTTGTTACTAACGAAAAACATATTAAGAAACAGAATGAGCATATTGAAGATATTAGAGAAGAGATCAAAGGAGTATTTGATAAACTTCAATTAGATAAGTTAGAAGAAAAGAATGCTTCCCTATCAAGAAAAGTTAATTACATTCAAGAAGTTCTTGAAAAGTTTAATGAGAAGGAAGTTCTAACAGAAAGTATCACTGAACCAACTACAACAAATAATAGTGATCCACTTACTCCTACTGATCAAAACTTTGTAACTTTTGATCAACTGCAAAGTCACTATAGATTATTTCTAAATCGTATTCAGCAACAACTATCTACACTCGGTGGTGGTGGTGAAGTTCGACTTGAATTTTTAGATGATATTGATAGAAGCACTGCAAAAGTTGATGGTAAGTTTCTTAAGTATGATTCTTCTTTAAATAAGTGGGTCGGTGCAACTGGTGGTAGTGGAGGTGGTGGTGGAGGAATCTCGGGTGTTAGTACTACGGGAACCTCAGGATTTAATAATGTAAATGTTTCTGGTATTATTACTGCATCATCCTTTGTTAAGACTAGTGGAACCTCTTCACAATTCCTAAAGGCAGATGGATCTATTGATAGTAGTACATACATCACTTCTACAGATGGAGGTAATGCTGACCAATTAGATGGAGAAGAAGGAACTTACTACCTTGACTACAGTAACTTCTCCAATACTCCAACTATACCATCTAACAATAATCAATTAACCAATGGTGCAGGATTTATTACCACATCATTTACTAATACCAATCAGCTGACTAATGGTGCTGGATTCATTACAGGATCTGATAATACAACAGGTACTTCTGGTGGTTTAACCGGAACACCAGATATCACCGTTGATGATATTACTGCCGGTTCTATAAATGTTTCTGGTGTTGCAACTGCA